TCGCCTTTTTCAATGTCAATATTAGCAGTTCCAGAAACATTCTGAGCATATGAAGTGCCGTGGAAATTAGTAAAATTTCCATTAGATATATTATTACCACCTAAATCATTAGATAGTGTGCCGCCTGTTAATGCTGCTTTGAGTAAAACTTTACTTTGAAGATCTTCAATTTCGTCTTTAGCATAAGTAAAATTCGTTTTAATTGCAGAAAAATTATCACGAAAGCCTTGACTGTCGTTATCTTTTCCAGCTTCTGGGTACGTACTATCGATGTTTGTGTCGTTTATTTGGCTGCTCATATTGTTATCCTATCATTTCTGAATACTAGGTATTTATCTGCGGTTAATCCCTCAACGGAATCAATTATATAGCGATCTGCTGTGTAATCTAGCTGATTAAAGGCAAAATTGGTTGTTTTAATGTAATTTTTAATGTTTAACATAATGTCATCGGCTCCGCCAACTTTACAATAACATAGTGGCACAGCCAGTTGAAAATCAAGTTCTCTCTTAGATCCAGGTTGAATACTTCTCATCCACAACGGCAAGTAGTTACGCTCGACAGCAAATCCATTAGTTCCATCAGTCCATGTTTTCAAACGATCTCTCCATATTGAAATACTGTTTGGAAAATAAGCAGAGGCATTTGGATTAGAGACTTCATACCCTTGACTGTCTGCTGTGATGATTTGATCGGGACGTTCTCTGTAAGGTTCGTCGGCAGTTAAATCGCTTAAATTTCGACTCCAGATAGAATTACTAGCATCAACTGTTACTGGCTTAGGTTGTTTGCTAAGATTTTCAATTTTATGAGCTAGTTTTTTTCCGTTAGGTTCAAGAGGATCTAACATTTCTAAATATATGACTTCATATATTGCAGTTTTTGTTTCTGGAATAAAAGCTGTTGCTTTTTTAATTTCTCCAAAATGAAATCTTTTTCTCTTGTGATTTAAACCCATAGCACTAACATAAGTTTCTGCTTCTTTAGTTTCTATACCGGCAAATACCAACATTGCTAATTCTGTTTGTATTCCAAAATTTGGATCATTAGGTCTGTATATGTTTAATGGTGTAAACACAGTTGAGTTATTAATAAATTCTCTCCACAGTGTTCTTTGTTCTGTTTTTAAGAAAGGTTTTACTCTTATGTTACTGAAAATTAACTGATTAGGTGTAGCAACAGAAATAGTAAAAGTTTTAGTTATAGCACTATAACCGTATTGGTCTTGTGCTTTTACTGTAAAGGTGTAAGTTTTATCAACACCTGTAGTATCGCCGTCAAACGTAGTTGCACCTGTAGTAAAATCAAAACTAGTAAGTCCTGGAATTATAATGTTGCCATCTTCATCTAAAGTAGCGTATTGATTTACTTTTCCAATAATTTGACCATCTAGGTCAATACTTAAACCCGGCGGCAGTTGTCCGCTAGTAACTGTATAAAGTATAGTGTTGTTTTCAATATTTGAATTTGCTTTTACAGAAAGTGTTGAAACAAAATTAGCATTGATTGAACCTAGATCACTTGGGCTTTCCCATGATAAAACACTGTCGACTTCACCAAGTAAATCTATTGTAAATATTTTTGGTGTCTTTGCAAATTCTCCATTATCACCTATTTTTGTAGCAGTAACGGTAAATTTATAAGTTTTTGTAATAGCAGGTTGATAAGGAACTGATCCAAACACTTCAGCATTATTTTCATCAAATTCCATACCTGGAGGCAAGATACTTAATGTGCCAATTAAGAAATCAACATTGTCAGGAATAGTAACTTGTAATGGTTCGAAAATAGTCAGTCGATATTCATTATTTCCTAATGAAACAACGTTAGTAATTGTGTGAATAGTTGTTGCGTTTGCAATTAGTCCTGAAAATGTAAATCGTTGACCTATTAAAGGAATTGCAGTTGTTAATGTAGTAGTAACATAATACCCACCAATTACGTTATCAGTTGCAATTCTTTTTCTTGTTTTTGCTCGACAGTCTGCGTTTACTTGTTCTAAACTATAAATTACATTGTCAGTTTCATATGTATCTACAGTTACAAAAAATTCGTAAGTTCGATTAAGTTTTTTAGGTCTGTTTTGTTGTAGAGCAAAATCAAAAAATACACTGTCATAAACATAACTATCGTAGCCATTTGTTGGAACAAAAGCAAAATCGTATGCAACCGCATCATACCCACTGTTTGCGTAAGTGCCATCTCCATCTTCAGGTTTGATAGCTAATACTGGTTGAACAAAACCTACAATGCGGCCGTCATTAGTTAATATCAGTCCAGGAGGTAAAGCACCATCGTCTTTAGCAATAAAATAACTTAATTTTTGTCCAGTAGTTGTATCTTTATCAACAACTTGAAGTTGATAATCTACATAACTGCTATCCATAACAAAAAATTCTTGATTATCACCTATATCAATTAATCCAGCATCTGTAATAAATTCTGGTTTGTCTTCGCCTTCGATTGTGATTGTAAAAGTTCTGTCAGCAATAAGTCCATTTTTGCTAGCTCGTATACAAAAATGAAAATCTGTAAGTCTTGGAACTTCAAAAGCAGAACCCGAAATAACCCATTTGTTTATCGTAGTGTTGTAACTTAATCTAAATCCTGCTGGCAATTCTCCGGATATAACATTAAAATCAACACCAGTTTCGTTTTGAACAGGTAACAACAGTTCCAACATTTGTCGTTCACTAAATGCTACTCTAGATGCTATTCCTGATCCTGGAGTTACGTAAGTGAGATTTGTTACATTGTCGATAGCTTCTGGACCAGCTTCTAATCCTGTATTAGTTGCTGTAAATATTGTGCCTACAGAATTATAAGGTGCACCAATTTTTCTAAAATCAGTTGTCCCTACAGTTTGTATCACATATTGATACCCAACAATAAAACTACCTGATGAAACAGATACACCAGTTCCTACCTCTTGCCCAAAGTTCCAGCCTGTTGGCTTGGTCCAAACATTTAATGCCATATTATGCAATAGATCCAAAATCTAAATTTGTTCCTGAAGGATCGGTAACTGAGAATCCGCCGTAATCAGGTTGAACACCATTCATGTTTAATTCTATGCTAGGTGCATCGATAGTTCCAGTAGTTCCGTCGATAAATGAACCAAAATCAATTGATACTGAATTTGAATTTATCAAAAGTTCAATTAGAGCATTAGTGGTCCTAACATCAATTCCAAATACTGTGGTTTGTACATCTCCACCACCTACAGTCCCAATAGTAATATTATTACCATTAAGTTGTAAGTCTGCTGATAAACTAGGACTAGGATCATTTTCTAATAAAGATAACCCTTTTAAGTTTACAGTATCAGCAGTGTTAGTAATTTCAATAGAACCGTCTGTACTAGTTAAAGATTTAAATTCTAATTCTAAATTATCATTGTCTCTACGTTTAAAAATACCAGTACCAGAGCCAACGTTTTGTCCTGTAATAATTCCTAATGTTCCGCCTACTAGTTCAAAGTTAGCATTTACTTTTAAGAACGCGGTGCGTAAATCATCACCTGTTCCGTCGTTCGCGTAGTTACCTAAATTAATTGTTTGTATTGGCATAATCTTAGTCTCTTTTAATATTTACCGTTAATCGTATGACGAACCAAACTGTACAGCATGAACGCTAACTTGTAGGTCATACTGTGTTTGTACGTTAGTAGCGATTACTTCTATAGTACCTGAGCCACCACTAGTATAACCTGTTCTTTGAACTGTAAATGTTGCTAGCGGATTAGGACTAGTATAAGTTAATCCATACACACTCATCGAAGGTTCTGTATTAGAATTATAATTTGCAGCGATTATTGCTTCGCATACTTGTGTATGATCTACATTATCAACATTATCATCGAGACGAGTTTCAACCATAATTACTAATTTAAATCCTGTTTGCCATGCGTTAGCAGAAAATACAATTCCTGAAGTATCGGCTTCTACAGTTGTAATACCTTGGGTAACAGTTCGTGTAGTTCTTTGATGAATAGCACCACTTGTGTTATTTTCTCCACTAGAAAATGTTATAGGACCAGTAGCTGTGAATGATTGATCAAATGTAACAAATGTAAAACTTAAACCAACAGTTACATTAGTAATAGCAGCAGTCCCAACTATGCCACCACCAGTGGCAGTCCATGATGTAGTTACAGAATCAACAGCACCTCCAGATGCAAATTCTTTAGAATTTCCGCCTACTCCAGTAGACGTTGTTGCTGTAAAAGAAGAACTACCTCCTCCTGATGGCAAAGTTAAATTGCCGTCTGTGCCAAATGTCCATTGTCTGTTCCAGCCTGATCCGCCCGAACGTGTTAACGTAACCGTGCCACCATTCTTACCTATAGAAAATGTTGCGTTGTTGGCTGTAGAAGGATTGGGGTCAGAATTGGCAGTTTGTAGACTTACACTGGTAATCGCCGATATTCTATATGAACTACCTACAACTTCAATACCAGCATCAGTATAACTTTCTTCGCCTGGAGTCAGTGTCATCATACCTTGAGCATTTAGACTGTAAAGTATGTCGCTGCCGTCGTTGTTATCAATACTCAATTGGAAGGCGTTATTACCTATAGAAGCTGTATTACCACTTGCAGAATGTGTTAATGTATCGCCACTGCCACTTTCAACCCAACTTAATGCTCCGGCGCTGACAGTTAGAACTTTACCATTGTTACCTGTTAAAGCTGGTATTTGTATGTCATCGTTAGTTCTTGCGTACAGCTCGTCAAAGTTGTCGTTAACTTTTTCAAAAGCTGTACGTAACGGATCACCTGTACGATCATTTGGCGTGTTGCCGAGGAATATAGTTTGTTTAGCCATTATGCTCTACCTACAGCAATTTGGATTACTCCTGCTTCGCCATAATCTTTATCTTCAAGAGCTTTACCAACTATAGCACCTAATGTTGGTGTATTTGCTTTGACAGCACAACCAGGTGTTGCTGATGTAGTCAGCATGTCTCCTT